CCCCTCGGAACTTTTGCTCGGCCGCTGTAGACGGTCTCGCGGTTAACCTAACGCCGGTGTACCGATTTCTAATCTCGGTCCATTCCGCAACTAGGTTAGCTCTGGACGGTCGAGTGGCAGACGAGAACCACGAATCAAAGTTCTCGCCTGACACCACGCCCGTCCTAACATCATCAAGGAAGGCTTGACCCCGAAGGGCAAACCCTCTCGAGGCCCACGCCGGAATACGCGACGTACCATAGTAAGTATTACGCTCTTCCGGACTAAGGTCCTCTACACTGTCCCGGTGAGGAAGGCCGAGCGCCTGACGAATTGCCTTAGCATCATCAAGCTTCAACTCGACCTTTCCCTTGGTGGCAGTAGATGAAGGGGGAGGGACCGGGCTTTTACCCCCGTTTGCTTGCCCCGGCTCCTTCTTCAACGCCGATTTCGGCGGAGAAGAGGGCCGTGGAACCTTCGTTCCCTCCTTCGAAAGGGGCTTTTCAACCCCCTTCTTTTTTTCCTCTTTGACCGCCACTGCAGGCAGGATATCCGGCAAGCAGTGAGGGCACATTGGGCAAAAGACCGATTGATCATCCATCGCCAAGTCTGACAATTGTCGGTCCTGACTCTGAATGGTCAACCTAGCGGTCGCCAACTCATCCTCCAACGCCAAGATACGAGCCTTTAAAGACGCGTTTTCCTGGACCCAAGCTGGGGGAGGTGCCGACGTTCCGCTAGAACCAGCCTTAGAAGGAGGCGGAGAAGGGCCCGACCCTGAATTACTTCGGGAACGGCGCCCATCCTCAGTCTCCCTCACTTTATCTGCGGGGAAGGCAGAATTCCACGAGAAAACCAAATAATGCCAAGCATCTAAGGCCTCCTCGCGGTCAACTGACTTCCCTGACTTACCAACCCCTTTCTGGGCCCGCCACTCACGCAGAGCATCAATAGGCATTCCTAAAGGTTTGCCATTGACGTCCACGGAAGTGAGCGGGGCCAGATAGAAAGCCCGATCCAAGTTGTTCTGGTGCTTGGACAGATGCATAAGCATCCGTCCAATCACCTCACAATGAGGATTCGACTTGGGCGGTAGGGGTCCCAACTCGGGATGCCCTTCTACATCGAAAGAGAGCTGCACACGAGCCACTGCTGGCCGCACAACAGCCCACCGTCCATGCATAGACGAAAGATCTGCAATAGTGGAACAGTCTTTAAGATTGTCCCTCTCTGCAGGAATCTCCGCCAGCTGTCGCTCTATCTCCTTCCCCTGGCTTTCCAACAAATCCAACTCCTGATTGACTTTCATAGTCCTCTCAGGAAACGGCATGGCTAACAGGGGCTGGAGTTGAGACTCAACAGCTACTAGGTCTTCTCGGAGCT